GTAGTAACGGTTTGAGTTAGTCTTGACTTGAACTCTTCTGTAGTAACGGTTTGAGTTAGTCTTGAGTCTACCAAGTCCTTGGCTGGTAGCGTCACCTTCTGCGAATGGGTTGGCAACCATACCATATCTGGTTTTGAAGCCAATCTTGGGCTGGAAGGTGTCCTGTCCAACGGCACGAACCATCTGGAGAGGAACGTATGGGCAGTAGAAGAGTCCTGCGTCATAAGGATTGGTTCCCTTATAACCGATGACATAGTACTGTCCACCCGAAGCATTGGGGTTAACACCACCCGAATATGGATCGATGTATACCTTATACTTACCGTTGATAACACCAGCGAAGGTGTTACCAGTGTCATCAACCTGGAGGTTAGCGTTAAGTGCAGGGGTGTAATCGAGAACACCAGCCATGGTGAGAGCTGAAGCAACATCCGACGAGCAGATGATGGTGTTGCCCTTCCCGCGACGAGTTCTGATTGCGATTGCGTTAGCATCTCTCTCAAGTTGGAAAAGAAGTCCCTTGAACTTCTCAACACTCCAACGTCCGTTTGAATCAACGTCTAAGTCGAAGATACCAGCAGTTGCGGTATTGTTCTGAGCACCAGCTTCAGCAATCTGATAGATGGTACGGATAACTTCACGGTTGATTTCAGCAAGAATCTCGGTTGAGAGAATGTTTGCTAACTCAGCTTCAGCATCAAGTCCATGAATGGCCTTGAGATCTTGTGCGAGTTCTAATGAATACTCGGCCTTGAGTGCTCTGGACTTTGCAGCAACGGTGACTTTCTCGATCGAGAACGCCATTTCCGCAAAAGCATTGGTGCTTGCGTCACCAAGAGCTTCAGCAGAACCAGTTGCCATTGCCTGTCCTACGTTGTAGGTTCCAGGTGATGAGTCGTTGAGAACACCAGGGTTTGAACCAGACTGAGCAGCAGTGGTTGCAATACCAACAGAAGCCTGTGCGGTGTAGTCACTTGCAGAAAGTGAACCAGCAGCATTTTGTCCAGAGAATCTGGAATCTGCTTCGTTGAAGAATGCTTCAGTTCCAGACTGGTTGGTGTAACGAGTTCTCATTGCGAAGATGAGTCCCGTTGGGCCGTTCATTGGTTGAACACCGCAAATATCATATGCGATGAGCTGAGGCATTGAACGTCTGATTAATGAAATCAGAACTGGATCGAAACCAGCAACAGGGCCTGCAGCAGCAGCGGTTCCATAAGTACCACCACCAAAACCACCAGTACCAGCTGACATGGTTGGTGAAGTCTCAGCAAGGATTCCACGCTCTTCGCGGAGGAAACGCTCTTGGTTCTCTAAAAGTTGAGCTGTAACAGCTCTTCTGTGGGGATCTTGAATTTGCTCTAATCCCTCACAATTAAGAAGTGGAGCCCACTTCTCTTGTAAGTTTTGGTTAAACATTTAAGGATTCTCCTTGTCTTTTAAAAGTGTGATAGTCTCGTTTGTTTTTATGATTTAAAAATCACTTAGAGTACTTTTGAACTGCTCTAACATAAGCATCCATTGATTCCGTAATGGTTTCAACAGAGGTTCCAAGCATTTCTTCGTCTCTGGTATGAGAGACAGGATTTCTTGGGAAATACGACTCTCTAAGAGTCTCCAGCTTCTCACGATAGTCTTCTTCACTTACAAACTCAACACTTTCAGAAAGAGCAGCGAGCTTATCCTTTTGGGTTTCAGCTAAACCTCTGGAAACTTCATAGAAGATTCCATCGGAAACTGATTCGCTGAGTCTTTGATTCAGTTGAACATTTCTTTCGATTTGTTCGTTGAGTTTTGACTCCATTTCATCAAGTTTTTCTACCATTTGCTCAAGAACATTATATTTCTCTTCAGGCATTTCTACATAATTTTCTTCAAAAAGGCCTCTGAGGCCAGTCATGAAGTTCTCAGCAATCTGAGACTTCAATCCATTTTCTACTTGCAGAGCATTCTCTACAAGCCATTCTTCAGCAACATATTCTAAGTAAGAATCAACTCTTTCGGTTAACTCTTGGTGAATAGCACTTACATTTTCGTCAAGTGCCTTCTCATATTTGGCAGCAATAAGATCTGCGGCTTCTTGAACCTTAGTTCTTACAGCTGTCTCAAAAACCATTCTCGCTCTTTCTTTGAATTCTTCGGAGAGATCTTCATCACCAAAGAGAGCTTGAACATCTTCTTCTACATCAACTTCAATTTCTTCAGGAAGTTCTTCCTCTTCATCTTCTTCGTCTTCTACAGACTCTTCCATTTTTTTCTTAGACTTTTTCTTTCCACCTTCTTCCTCTTCTTCGTCCTCTTCTTCTTCCTCCTCTTCTTCCTCATGCTTTGCTTCTATGATTTGATCATCATAGAGTAACTCTTCTTCTTCTTTACGAGTCATTGCTGCAACAGCTTTTGAATTTACTACATCTCTAACAGTCTTCATTCCACCAGTATTTAACTTGGAAGAATCATCAGTTGATCTGTAGTTATCGGGTGTTGGGCCTCCCAAATCGGTGATCGATTGGCCAGGAGTTGAACCAACAAAGGGATTTGCAACCATTGCATCCCCAGCTTGTGCGTTAGCGTTTACAGCAGTTTTAGACTGTTTTGCTGATTTAGTGGAAGCATACATTGGTGCTCCCTCC